AGGATACCAAGCCAAGGATAGACCGTAGCTTAGTCTCTTCCATGTGCCACGTAGCTATCTTGATGTCAGGGTATTGACTGAGTATCCTGTACTCAAGGTAACGCATGAACTCTGTCTTACCTATGCCTGTCTGTGCCTTGAACAGGGTGAAGTGTCCTTGCATCAAGCCTAGACACATCTCATCGAACTCCTGTACACCTGTCTCTACGTAGATGTGGTTCTCTGACTTGTTGTACAGGCCAAGGAATTGATCAGGTGTATTCAGTATGTTAGCAGGTGTATACTTCCTAGCATTGAACCATGCTGACTTGAATGTCTTAGCCTCACCCTCTTGTAAGAACTCATTGGCATCCTTGTACTTGTCAAGCTCCATGCGATAGACCTTGTTAGGATACAGGCTTGCAATCTTTGCGGCTACTGCATTGCCTTGGTCATCGTGTTCGATAGACAGTATTATTTTATCGAAGGAACTAAGGAACTTGTTTATCTTTTCCCAAAGCTTGTGCGATGGTGTTGACGATGGCAATGACACAACAGGGTTGTCGAACTTAGGATTGTATATCATTTGATAGGCTGACATAGCATCTAGTTCACCCTCAGTGATAGTAATAATCTTACTTGTACCACTGTTCCATAGGTTCATGCCGAACAACTCATCAGTCTTTAGGTTCCTAGCACTGAATGTCTTTGGTAGTTGTCTTATCTTTACACCACCCGAAGGGTAGATGTACTCTTGTTTTACTGGTTCACCCTTGCCATCTATGAAAGTCTTACAGTCGTAGAACTCCATAGTTTCTTTGGTGATACCTCGATAGCCCATGTGTACAGGCTTGACAAACTCTGTAACATTTGACTGTTGTTCTTGTTGCATATCCCAAGATTCCTTGTTGTGTTTGTAAGTTGGATACTCTTCTTCTGCCCAATTGTCAAGGTCTCGCATTTGTTTTGGGTAAGACCTGTTGCAAGAATGACACTTACCTGCCATAGTTTCTGAGTTGTATGAGAACGCATCACTGCTATCACAATCAGCAGCAGGGCATGGTTGATGGCTAGTCCAAGTCATATTAGTACTCCTTTAGGCTTACTCCATACACTTCTACTTTATAATTGTCAACCTTATTCTTTATTATGTCATCTAAAGTATCAGTAAGTTGTATCACTTGTTTATCTTCGTTAGGATTAGCTACTAATACTTCTACAAACAACTCCACAACAATCTCTCTTATCATCTGCTTAGTTGTTTCATTGATGTGCATTATACTTCCTCTCTTTTAACTATAATACTGTTATCTAGGTAATGACTTTCAACATCAGAAAAGTTACATCGCTCTTTTAAGTAAGCTATTCTAATGTGTGCGTCATTCAGTTGTCCTTGTAAGTCACGCACATTCTTCTTGAGTATATCTATCTCATCAGCCTGAGCAAGTATCATCTTTCTGTTCTTCTCAGCTTCCATTTCATCAGGCATCATTGTCTCGTATCCACTTCTAAACAGGCAAGCATCTCTGAACTGGTGCTGACAAGTATGACAGCTTTCTTCAGTGCTACCTGACAGTCTGTTTCTTTGGTGAACGTGCCTAGCTGGTAGTGTTCTACACCTTGGCTAGTCACTAGTTGCATCCACACTAGTATCCACATCATCTGTAATCTCCTTAAATTTATCTCTAGCTACGCCTGTATCCTCAGATAGTTTATCAGCTATAGCCTTTGCTAGTTCTTTGTCTCCGCAATCAATTATTATTTCCATTTGTTCCATCTCTTTCTGTTAGGGAATGTTTCTCTGTGTAATTTTTCGTGGTGGTATTGGTATGCAGTAGAAGGGTAAAGCCCATAGTATCTAGCAGCTTCAGCTACACTACGGAATGTCTTACCGAATAGTCTACACTCCAATTGTTTTTGCACTAGTGTAGGTTCATACCTTATCCTAGCGTGAGCGTGTAGTTCTTTTGGTTGCATTAATCTATCTCGTGCATAACTTTTTTTGCTAAGTCTACTCGAAGATCAAAGTATTCTAACTCCTCATCTTGGAAGTCACTAAGCCACCATCTAAGGAGTTCTGCAGCCTTGATGCTATCAACATTTCTTTTTTGCATAGCTTCCTTTAAGTAAGTCATAGCTTGTTCAACAACTATGCTTGTGCTCATACCTACTTCTAAGTTTAGTTTCTTTGATAAGTCTCTGACTATCACTTGGTTCTTTGCATCAAATCCTTTAGTCATTAATTTTCTCCTTGACAAACCAGAAAATGTTGGTATACTAGGGCTGTCGTTAGACAGGGTACTATTAGTACTAGAAGTTAGGATACCAAAGTTCTCCATCATCCATCTGTTGTTTTATTTGTTCCTTCTCAGGCAAGTATAAGGCTACTGTCTCATCCTCACCCATCCATTCAGCATCATCAATGATCCTTGATAGATCATAGTAGTACTGGTCAATGGGTACAACCTTAGCTGTACCCTTAGTTTCTTTATCACTCATATTCTATCCTGCAAAGTGTTTGAATTGTCTTGTTGTGTTTCTGTTACCTTTGGTCTCGATATACACTGAGCGTTTACCTAAGTGGTAAGCCTTCATGCACTGACCTCTAGTAATACCGTAGCGTGTCTTGTGTATACGCTTACGTGTTAGACCCTTGATGCCTAGGAAGTTGAACCTAAAGCCTTTAGTGTCATCATTAAGTGGTTTAGTTGCTAGTAATACAAACATTGGTTACTCCTTTTCAGTTTGTAGTTTTGATAATTCCATTCGACAAACTATCTTATTCCTAGATAGAATGACTATTTTTCCTGAGTTGTCAAGCACTATATACTTTCCATCTTTATTTTTTTGTAGTGTTGCCATCATAAATCCATCCGTAGTTGTACTGGTTTTTCAAATACATCTTGTAGTCTTGGGTGTAATACCTCAGTAAACTCTATGTCACAGAAGTTACCACAGTCAGGCATGACTATCTTTGTCTGTCTACCTGCATCAGGGTCAAGCTCATCAAGGAATACATTCTTGATACAGCTATTGCCAACAGTACGTTCAGCCTTAGCCATCCTGTCGAAGGACTCAGGGAAGTCTTGGCGTATCTTATTCCAATACCCCATGCCACCCTTGACACAACCTATACAGTTGTTGTTGTTGTACCCAAGTTCGTACATCCTAGGTCTGCGTATGCCTTGACGCTCTAGGTAGTAAAGACACTCAGGTTTATTCATCTTGTTCTCTATCAGTGGGAACAGTGGTTTGGCATCCTCATACTGTTCTTGAAACCTTATAGCCCTGTTGACTTCCTTCTTAGTGTACTCGAAGCCAAACACTTGAGCACTGTAATCCATTTCTTTTTCAAGTCGTTGCCTTACACGTTTCTTGAGGATCATAGTACACCTTGCACCTGCAGGGCCGTTGACGTACTTGTCTTTGACAATGACATCGAACTGATCCTTGTACTTCTCAGGCGCACGTTCTGTAATTATCTCTCTGCCGTACCAATCCTCACACTGGATTTTAAATCGTTCGTTGTCAGGATGTGCGCTGTCGATAGCAAAGTAAATAGGTATCACGTTATCAATACCGAACTCATCTATAGCTAACTTAGTAGCTACTGCGCTTGTCACTCCTGCTGACCACCATGCAATCACTTTCATATTATAACTCCTTATCCTGTTTGTAGTAATTTACCACACTTAGAACATTCCCAACCATGATACCTTTGATTGTCTACTGTCATGTCATACTGTTGTACATGATCGTAGCAGTCGTGTTGGTATTCTTGTAATGATCCTTTGTCCTTTGATGCCATGAAGTCAGCACCAAACATATACTCCATGTATTCTTTACTATACTTACTCATATTTTATTCTCTCTTTTCCATGTTGTCCATGTAATAGCCTGCAATATATGTGGCTTGATGTCAACCCTCTTAGCAGCCCTTACGTATACTTCTTGCATTTGTCTATAGACTTTCTTTGACATATTAGTCTTGTCCGTAGTCAATCCTTGCCTTATGCCTAGCGCAATGTTCAAGGCATGACCGTCTATAGTTACCTCGTCAAGCCCTCGTATGTTAGAGTAGAATGATCTAATCTTTTGACCATTTAGCCTGTCAAGTATGTCACTATCATTAGTCAAATTATTTTCCAGTATTGACCAAGCCTTAAGCTTCATTGTGTTGTAACATGATACCTTGAAGTCATCTAATTCATGACCCTTGACCCATGCCTCACACATACGCTCACAATCGTGTACGTTGCGCTCCCACTTGTTGTTGGGTGACAGTGCAGCCATCACACCTATCACAGTGTTTACGTTGGTATCTGTACGACTAGCGATAGCGTATGCGTATCTCTTAGCTCTATCGTACCACTCTACACCGTTGATTATGTCATGTGTCGTAGCTCTACGGTATACCTTGAGTATGTTTCTTACGTGTTGTGTCATGTTACTTCACCTCTTGCAGTTCATCAAACACCTGTTGTAATAGTTCAGTTGCTGTATCATCTCTTTGAGCAGACAACAACACGAATACATGTTGTAGCTTCTGTGATATTTTTTCACCTTTAGTCATATTCCTCATCCATTCTCTTAGGTAGTAATATCTCTTTATTATCGTTAGTGAAAAGGGTTAACTCTATTTTGTGTCCGTCCTTATCAGTAACTACTAGTGTCCTAGTATGAAAAACATCATTGTGTACTCCTTTAGGATAGCTTTTAATTT